CTTCGTGCCTCAACTTTAGCTTCTTCAATGGTATACCCGTCAGAGTGGGCTTCAAAATCATCCACTTCCCAGGCCACCGGGAACTCAGGCGTAAGATCAAAGGTTTCACTTCTCCCGTGTCCTCTTGTTATTATAAAGAACTGAACCTTCCCCACAAAGCCCATCACATGACCCTCACCATCTATATTTGTAGCCTCAAACCATTTAAGCCTTACCATTACTTCACCTTTCCAAGCATCGTTATCACATCATTAAGTTTATCCACTATATCATCCAACTCAGCAATCAAATCCACAATGTTTAAAGTGGGTGACTCTGGCATATCCGGCTCTGTAATATCCTCCCAGTCTTCGGGCATAGTGTCCAGTAATGATTCCAGTTGTGCTTCACTTCCATCAAACTTGTTCTGCGGAGCTGTAGGATAATTACTGTAATCCATAAAGTATCCAGCATCCTTTAACCATTTATATTCTATTTCAGTCACTATTATTTCGCCATCGTTACATAAAACCTGCATCTTTTTTCTCCTTTTCAAAGCGTCTTTTATACGCTGCATTAAACCACAAAGATTTAGTTTAACCTTCGTGGGCTGGATGTCTATCCTAGCCCACCCCTTGAACTCTGTTGCGGGGCTGAATATTCTATGAGGTTCAACTACCAGCATGGCTTCCCAAACATCAGCAGAGCCATCAGCCACATTGTCTTCCTGATCCCACAAATCATAAGTCATTTTAAAGCATCTATGTGACAAGTAAGGTGTAAATCTATAACTCTTTGGAGAATCCACTCCGGCTGTAATCTTAACTTTTAGCCCCCCATCAACTGTTTCGACTCCAATATGGTCGTCCCTGATAACAGCCTGAAGCCAGGAATCCATGTCTCGCTTATCCTCATTGATCAGTGGATACTGGAACGATTCGGGGTTAAGATGAAGCACCATAGGTCGGAAAGCAAATATATTATGCCGCTTGGAATCTGTTATCCAGTATTCTACTTCCATTTTAACAGAATTGGATTCGATGGTATATTTAGTCGTACAATTCCAGCCGCACTCTGGATAGTGGTTCCCTAACATCCGTTCCCGGTAGGGTCCGACTGGTGAGATTTCCTGCGTGTAATCATAGGCTTGGCAAGTAACCTCAAGAGTGTTAAACGTCTCCTGAAAGTTCTGCATAATTGGTATAGTTTTTCCCCAATTGCCGCCGCCAAAAGTTGGGTTGACTATGTTGAACATAAAATCTTTTCCTGGTGGAATAGTTCCATCGAAAATGGTAGACTGAAATTCCCTTCCCCTATCTCTCCGGTAATTATCTAGCAGGTTTTCACTCCCTCTATAAGAAATATACGAAAGCAGATAAGGTGTGTTGCTTGGGTCTTTCATAAACCCAACTTCTATGTTTCCAACTTGCTTATAGTAAAAGTTATAACTCATCTTACTCCCCTATCCATCCAAACATCAAACTAAATGTGAACAATGCAGCCAACGCTCCAACGTAAACCATTAATAAGAGAGTAATCACAAATTTAACTTTCACAAAGCCCCCTTAATTGAAACTGTTATCCATACGCCCCATAAAATATCTTTAGTCTTAATCTTCATTACTTCCCCCCTATCTTTTGCCCACACAAAGCACACTGCTCACCCATCTCCTGAGTAAACAAAACCTGTAAATCCTGGGCACGTTCAATTCTGGTTTGTATATTAGTTTCAATATTTCTGTATACCCCTACTTCTTGATCTAATTCACTCCACGTTTTCCGCAACTCCTTATTTTCCTTCTGTTCCTTCAAAGCCTTATTCACCAGGGGTAGAACCTTTAACTGTTGTTGGCCTTCCTGAACCTCCCGTTCAAACACCCCAATCTCAAAACACAGGGTTTCCAACTCTTCAACCTGGCCCTGAAGCTCCTCCCCAGCGGTCACCAATCCAGCCAACTCCTTCATCCAGTTTGTAATTCGTTCAACCCCGGCCAGCTGTTCCAACCGGCTTTGAGTCCGGCTGACTTCTGCCAAAACCTGTATCAGCCCCCGCACTTGGGTTTGAAGATTATCCTGGGCTGACTTCATACCCTCACCCTTTAACAATAACCGCTGAATGTCGGGCAGAGTGGTGTACCGCTCCAACTGCTGCTGGTAGCGTTCGGTTGCCTCCTGGGCTTGAGCGGTTTTTGCCCGGCTGGCTTTTGCATGGAAATCAATGTGTTTTGTCACCACATCAATATCCTCAAGCTGGGCCACCCGGTTAAAATACTTGGCCACTTCACCGGAAGAACTTTGTATGAGGAAAAACGGGTCAATCTGGCTCTGCACGTTCAACTCCTGATCCATGCCATGAGCCTTCAACACTTGATCTGGTACCCCGGAACCCACCGCCTGCATATCTAACCCGTCCAGCCGGTAACCGTTAAACTTCTTCCCCTTTTCCCTGACAATCTTTTTAGTGGTTCCATCCGGTGTGGTGAACAGGGTTGTTACTTTGGTTTTCTCTGCCCAGTAGGAACGGAAAGCCTCCCCCAGTGGCCGGTTATACAACACCCAACAAATGGCCCGAAATATGGCTGACTTGCCATTGTCCGAAGGCCCCACAATCACATTCACTCCAGGGTGAAAATTCAACTGGGAAGCCTTGTGACTTTGGAATCCTTGAATTTTAAGGTTTGATAACATTTTCTTCCTCTACCGGAACTAATTTATACTTTCTGTTTATATTCTTATGTACGGTTGCAAGCCCTTCTCTTTGCACAAAATACTCCGCTGAAACTGTAATAATATCATCCGTTTGAATTACTATTGTTACCTTTTTACATTTATTAAGGTCTTTAATACCAAGATCCTTACAAAACTCCACAATAATTAACTGCTCTTTATTTAATAATATAGATGTACTCATTTTTTACCCTTCTCTAACAGATTAAAAAACACCCTGGCATCCACCACCACAACCGGCAACATCCGATTACGCTTTATCACCAGCAACCAATCCGTGCCCGGCTTCTGGTTTGCCTTGGCCTGCACAATCCACGCCGGAATACTCCAGGTCTCCTGGTACTTACACTCAACACTAAATGGGAACACGGCCTGCACCTGGCTTTCCAACCGCACATCCGTACCGGGCTGGCCCATTGGTCGGCTACTTATGGGAGCATCCTCATCAGCCCCACCCCAAGCAAAACCAGTTACCCTGCTCACCTGGGTGCATGCCCACTGCTGAAGCCTGCGGCCTTTGGCCTTTGCTGATGATGTTTTCATTCCTCTTCCTTATCAAACAAAGCCACCAGCTGATCTCTCAACTCTTTTGGTAACTCTTCTAAAGTTCGTTTGTGTAAATCCCCCGTTTTAGTCATATACCAAACTGACCCACCCTGGCCGTGTAACCTCCGCCACAAAACCATTAACCGGCAAGGCCCCTTCCCTGACCAATAAACCGGGACATAGTCCTTTTCTGGATTCTTACCTATTTTATGGGCTTCTGCTATCATTCGGGCAGTTTCTTCAGATCCAGCCTCAATAATATGTTCCCCTATGCGATACCAAAACGGTTTGGATATATCTACTTTAGTTTCATCTGTTCCGGCTGATCGGATTACCCAAAAACCTGGCACAAAAACAGATTCCTCATCCGTAGCTTCTATACAGGTTACTCCAGGTTGGATTGTACTATCTTTGTCCCAAACTTGTTTCTTATTCATTTCAATTCCCCAAAAGTCAGTTTCACTGTAAGTGTTCCATCTTTTTCCCACTGTTTATACTCATTCTTTGATTCTACCGCACGCACCCCATATTCCATATCCACACCTATCAATTCCCGATTCTGGAATAAGTTTTTTATCCTTGCCGAAACAGATTCTACTTCACTTTTTGTAAGATTCATTACTCTCTCCTTTTCCCTTTTCTATCCTGCACAAACCGGGCTTCTATTTCTTCCCACAAATCAATGACCTGCTCCCGTAAGGTCTCTTCCAATTCTAATTCCTCAACCTCCTGGATGGCCTTGGTTATTCCCATACAACTAAACTCATCCCACACCTTGTAAGAAGTATAATCCCGGCCCCGTTTAAGGAATTCCAGGTTGGCCCGAATGTCATCTATGCCGTAATCAAACAGGATATGCACTTCAGCAAACCGGTAAGGCTTCCAAATGGTGCTTTTCTCCACCGTGATCCGGGCAGTCACACCAATAACCCGCTTCTCCTTTTTCAGCTCCCGGTAGATTTTCCGGGGCTTGCTTAACTCCAACCGCAAGCTACTGTAAAACTCTATTGCCTTCCCACCTGGGGTTGTGGTCTGTTTCTGGAAAGAAGTGGCTCCCACATTCTGCCTCACCTGATTAGAACAAACCATCAGAAACCCACGCTCAGTAAGTACCCGGCAGGTTTTCCGACACTCTTCACTAAACTCCTTGGCCCGCCGCATCCCCATTTTGTCGGAATCTTCCATCTCCAGGTTTGTACTCAAAGCAGCCAGGGAATCAGCAAACACCCCATGTACCACCCCCTCATCCGGTTGGGGTTTCCACTCCCGTACGGGTTGGAATAACTCCGGAACGGTGTTTGGTATGCCGTAATCCATAGTGGCTGTGTCCAGGTCAAATATCTGGGCAAATTGTTTATTCAGCCGGGCCTCCGGGTCTTTAAACATAACCTGCCCACCTTGCCGTTGCACCGCCCCGGCTATCTCACAAAGCAACACGGTTTTCCCAGCAGAAGCCGGGCCAAATATCTCCACCAGCTTCCCACCAGGCAACCCGCCTCCCCGGACCCATCCACCAGAAATGGCCAGGTCCAACAGGGTGGAGCCAGTACTTATCAAACGCCCCTGGGGTACTTCTGGAGGGGGTTCTTTATGGAGCCTTTCCTCCATTTGTTTACTAAGTTTCTTGGTAGCCCGTTTCACTTTGCGTTCTCCTTTTCATCTATACATTTTTCCCAAACTTCACACGTAGCACATTCATCCTTTTCGTCAGTATCAACCCCGTACTCATGGCCGTGGGGGCAAAGGGATTCCTTTTTTGCTTTCTTACCGGTTTTCTTTGGTTTTTCTTCTACTTCATCTTCTACGTCATCTTGTATAAACCAACCTAACTCATCAAGAGCAACCTTGGTATTTTTTTCATTATCATCTCTAATAATAATAGCGAATTTACCCTTAATGGATTTGACCTCACCAGCCAGAAGATCCCCACGGTAAGTCCATTCAACCTGATCCCCCTTGCTAAAAGGGATTTCGTCAGGATCAACCTCATCTTCATCTTCATCTTCTTCTACTGGTTTGGCCTTTTTCCTTTTCCGGTGGGTTGTGGGTTCCGGTACCTGTTCAACTTCCTTTTCTACTTCATCTTCATCTGTATCCTCCTCCTGGTTTTCCACCTCATCCATGCCCAGCCACTTGGCATCCAATTCTTCATAACTTAAAACTTCCAGCAAATCATCCAGCTTTGGCACATCATCCAGAATGCTTTCTTCGTATTCATCCTCCCGTTCCTTGAAGAGTATACGTTTGGTAAAACCATACTTTACTGTAGAATACGCCTTTTTGATTAACCTCACATGCAGGGTCAGGCCCTCTTCCAAATCAAAGAATCCCCAGTTACTTTCATCCTGGGACAACTCATCCGTCAACTCATCCTGAAAACAGAATGCTGAAATATCCCAAACGTAGGGCCGTTCTTCATAATCTTTGCTATCAATCGGGATCACACAGTATAAGTGCCGGAGGGAAGAATTAAATGGTTTCAACTCATCCTGGTCTGCACCGGCTTTCTGTTTTTTAATCCTGATCTCACAAATCGGGCACCGCTTACCAAACGAAGCCGGGCATACAACCGTTTCATCCTCCGGCCCTACTCCCCGGTGAATTCTGAAAGGTAACTTGTACCACAAATCACCCGGCCTGGCCCGATTTGTTGCTTCCTTACGATCAGCATGTTTTGGGTTGGTAACCTCATACGGCAAGAAGTCCAGTTTAACCGTGCCATCCAATGGCTCTTTAAATACATTCACCCCTTTTGGCAGGTTCAAATAACCGTAGGAACTTCCTTTTTTCTTTTGGTCCTTTACGTCATCCCCAACCTGATCATTAAACCGTCCTCTTTTTTTACTTCTTTTTGCCATCTCTAAGCTCCTTTATTGTTTCTTTTACATTTGCTTCATAGGCATCCATTTTCCCCTTGGCAGCATTCCGGCTGAGAATCCGCACATACACGGGGAGAAGGATAACTAAAATTATTATAAAAATTATTACAACCACTTCCATCATTTCTTCCTTCGAGCCTGGATACCGTCACTAACCCGTTTTTCCTTTTCCCGTTTTTCCCACTCCTTATCCAAATCCCTGGGTATAGACGGGCCTGCAAAATACATCTGACCATGC